GTTACGCAGGGATATAAACGCCCGACTGTCACAGGAGCCAACAGAGTTCCAACGCAACCGATTATCAATCATTCTTGACGATATAGACCAGCTCTACTATCAGTCGTTTACTCCGCTAACTCAACAAATAAAAGCTGGCGCTCATAGTTTGAGTGCTTCAGAGGGTGCGTTTGCTGTTGATTTATTCAGCAAGGCAACCTCTTTTGATTTCATCCTACCTCCTGATTCAGCACTTATTGCTGCTGTAGAAGAGGCTCCTATGGCAGCTCCTGTTGGTATGAGTGCAATATCCATAGATGATGCTCTAGCTCAATACGGGGTAAAGAAGGCTGAACAGGTTAAACAGGTTATAACTGATAGCGTGGTTATGGGTGATACCACTCCAGACATCTCCAGAAAGGTTGGTCAGTTAATGACCACGCTGCATAGACGGCAACTAGACACTCTGGTTCGCACAATCACCAACCACACATCAAATGTTGCACGTAAAGCAGTATATGAACAGAATGATGATGTGTTGGATGGGTATCGGTGGGTTTCAACCTTAGATAATCGCACCACACTAATCTGCATGAGTAGAGATAATAAGGTTTATACGAATATTGGTATTGACCCTATGCCTCCTGCTCATTTTGGCTGCCGCAGCACAACTATTCCAGTGGTTAATCCTAAATACAATCTCGGCGCAAAGGTAACGGGGCAAAGAGCATCAAAAGGCGCGAGCGGTGGAAAGCCTGTATCTGCCAATAAATCCTACGGAACATGGTTGAAAACACAGCCAAGAGAGTTTGTTGATGAGGCTCTAGGCGCTGAGAGATCTAAATTATTCCGCGCTGGCAAATTATCTATAGACAAATTCGTTGATCCTACTGGGCGCGTTTACACATTAAGAGAATTAGAGAGAATGAATCCGTTTGTTTTTGCGGATATGTAACGTGGCAGTGCCACATAAAGAGTCAGTGACTCAAAGGAGATGATGATGTTTGTACGTTTGAACCGTGGATATTTTGATGAGGCTGGAGATGATGGTGGTGAGGGTGGTGGTGCTGGTGGTGGTAGTGAGCCAACGGTTGCCGAGTTACAGACGCAGATTGCTGCACTTGGCGAGAGTCAAACCACACTACAGCAAGAGAACGACCGTTTGAATGGCAAGATTACAGAAGCCAACAAACACAAAAAAGAACAAGAAAGAGCAGCAAGAGACGCACAAAGGGCCAAAGCTGAGGCCGATGGTAACTATGAGCAGCTATTTAAATCTAGTGAGATTGAACGCGAATCATTGACTCAGCAATTAACGGGTCTACAATCTTCCATAGAGAATAAGGAGATAAATGGTGCTGCGATGCGAATTGCAAGTAATCTCGCAGAAGGCGCAAATATCGAATTATTATCTGAATTTATTACTAGACGCTTGAAATTTGCTGAAGGTAGTATTAAAGTTGTTGATGAGACAGGTAGTTTAACTGTTTCAAGTCTTGATGATTTAGCAAATGAGTTCGCGGGAAGTTCCCGTTATGCTTCGCTAATCAAAGGCAGACAATCCTCTGGCGGCAGTGCCTCGGGTGGATCAAGTAGCGGCGGTGCCGTTAAAATTATGAAACGCGCTGATTTTGATGCGCTTGATCCAATCTCCCAGTCTAAATTTATGAAAGACGGGGGAAAACTTGAAATATAGAGGAATTACACAATGGCTGAAAATACACTAACCGCAATCATCCCTGATATCTATGAGGCGCTTGATGTTGTCTCACGTGAGCTGACAGGAATGATTCCAGCAGTCTCTATGGCTGCTTCTGCTGATCGTGCTGCGAAAGATCAAAATATTCAGGTTGATATTGCACCAACTATCGCTGCTGGTGATATCACTCCAGCAATGGTTGTACCTGATCCAACTGGCCTAACGTCAACTGCAACTACTATCCAGATCACTAAAGAGCGAGCTGCTTCATTTGGCTTTAATGGTAATGATCAGAAAGCGTTGAATACTGGTGTTGGTTATATGAACCACCGCGCCGGTAAGATTGCTCAGGCTATACGTACTCTGACAAACGAGGTTGAGGTTGATCTTGCTGCATTGCAATCAACTTGTTCGCGCGCATACGGTACAGCCGGAACTACTCCTTTTGGTACTGCTAATGACTATACAGACGCTTCTAATGTCCTGAAGATTCTGAAAGACAATGGCGCTGCACCAACTGATAATCAACTGGTAATCAATACTTCTGCTGGTGCTAACTTCCTTGGCAAGCAGTCAGCGGTTAATGCTGCTGGTACTGATTCAATGCTGCGTCAAGGTGTGTTGCTGGATCTCGCTGGTATGCCTATCCGTGAATCTGCACAGATTGTCACCGGCACTGCTGGTACAGCATCAAGCGCAACCACTGATACGGCTGGTTACGCTGTTGGCGCTGTTACCATCACTCTAGCTTCTGCTGGTACAGGTGCAATTCTGGCTGGTGACTTCATTAGTTTTGCAGGTGATAGTGAGAAGTATATGGTAACAACTGGTGATGCTGACGTATCAGGTGGCGGTACTGTTGTACTAGCGGCCCCCGGCCTTCGTACTGTTATCGCTGGCTCTGCAACGGCTATTACTGTTGTTGCAACTTCAGCACGTAATATGGCGTTTAACCGCTCAGCTATTGTGCTTGCTGCACGCGCTCCTGCACGTCCTGAAGAGGGTGATTTGGCGATTGATTCAACAATCATCACTGATCCGCGCTCTGGGTTGTCGCTTGAGTTCAGTATGTATGCTGGTTATCGTAAGATGCGTTATGAGGTAGCTTTGGCGTGGGGTGTTAAAAACATCAAGCCAGAGCATACAGCGATCTTGCTAGGCTAGTGTCTCAACAAAGCCTCTTCCATTCGGAGGGGGCTTTACTGATGATACTGGAGAAGATCGAATGGAAACTGTAGTAATTAAGACTAAAAACGGCCCTGTAACTATCAACAAGTGTGATTACGTTGATGGCACTCATACGTTATATAAGCCCGCTGTCAAAAAAGTCATAAAAAAGGCTGTAAAGGCTAAGTAATGTCTAAGTCAGGCACCTACATTTCAGTAGCAGAAGATCAAGAAGGTAAGAATCCGCGCATCATCACTGATGATCTTGGTTTGCTTGTAAAGGTTGGTGCTGGTGATTTAACCCTTGACGCTTGGGGCGTTAATAAGGTGTCTATGCCGATATCGTTATTCCACGGCTTGTGGACCTTCGATATCCCGCAGTCTCAGTGGTTTATGTATGAGAACGGTACTCAAGTCTATAGCTCGACGAATATAGTAAGCACTGGCGGTATTGCAGAGCTGACAGCAGACGCAACCAAAACCAGTGTAATGATGGAATCTAGGGAATGCCCCAGATACCAGCCAAATAGAGGTCATTTGTTCTCGTTCGCTGGATGGATGCCCGACAAAACAAACGATGGTATTAGAGAGTGGGGTGTGGCTACCACTGAAAACGGCGTATTCTTTAGGTTGAAGGCTGATGGTCTTCTGTATGCTGTCCTATTGCGCAACAGTGTAGAGACGCACGAAGAGTTGATTGATACTTCTGTCCTCACTGGTTTCGATGTAGAGAAGAACAACATCTACGATATTCAGTATCAATGGAGATCCGCAGGAAACTATAAATTCTTTATCGGTGATCCATCAAAAGGGACAAGTACACTTGTTCATACTTTCGACCTATTAGGTACATTGACTTCCGCATCAATGGAAAATCCTGCTCTACCTGTTCACATTCACGCTGAAAGAACTACTGAGACAGTGGTGTTGAACGCTGGCTGTGCTGATATTACCAGTGAGAATGGCATCGTAGATAAGGAGGTTTATAGTTCTGCTTATTCTGAGGCTGTGAGCGTATCAACTGATGATCCGGTGATTGTTATTAAACAACCTCTTCAGATTGATAGCGTGACGAATACACGCACCATGACTCTTGCAAGGATCACAGTTAAATGCTCAAAGAAGGCTACTTTTAAAGTATGGTCTACGCGGTCAGCAGCAGATATTACAGGTGCAACTTTCAAGGCGGTTAACAGTGGATCTTATATAGAAACCGACTCTACTGACATGAATGCAACAGCGGTTAGAGCAACATCTGTAACAGTGGCTAACATGAAGTTCATTACATCAATACCTGTTGAAGCGTTAGCACGACAGGAGGTAGATAACCCGTATCGTGGACGTATTGAGTTCCCGTTAGTGCGCGGTGATTATCTTGTTATTACTGCAACGGCGGCCTCTGGGTCAGCCGATTGCGTTGTTGAGTGGGGAGAGCAAATATAATGGCTACTATTGTTGTAGAAGATGGAACTGGTAAAACGGATAGCAACAGTTATATCTCTGAGGCTGATTTTTCAACCTATGCAACAGATCGAGGTGTAACAATCTCCGGCACCGTTGCTGTGTTGTTAATTCAAGCGATGGATTACATTGAAGAGCAACCATTTAAAGGCGATAAGGGTAGCGATGATCAGGCGCTTCAGTGGCCCCGTAGCGGCGTTATAATTGATGGGTATAGCGTTGATACGGATGCCATCCCTGTAAAGCTGACAGAGGCGTTGTGCGAGGCTGCAATAGCTATTGATGGTGGAGATAACCCGCTCTCTGGTGTTGGTAGGGATATTAAACGTACAAAGGCTGGTTCTGTCGAGGTTGAGTATATGGATGGAGCAAGAAGTACAACCTACCTAGCCGCATTGGAAAATAAGCTATCCAATTTGCTTAACTCAGGATCACGCGGCATTTCTGCGGAGGTGATTCGTGCCTGATATGCGTGAGGATATCGCTACTGCTATTGGTAATGCCTTTACTGCTTTGGGTGACATCCCAGAGACAGTCACTTATCGCCAACGTACAGACGGCAGTTATAATGCTGCAACTGGTGTTGTGTCGCACACTGATACAGATACTAGCGTTAGTGCAGTGGTTGAGCCATTAACAGGAGGGCAAGAGCCAAACATTATCGCTGAAGAGCATAGCGGGGATCTGTCATTTACCTTTCAACAATCAGATTTGTCTGTTGAGCCAAATACTAACGATGAGATTATTCGTAATAGCGAGGTCTATACTGTGAGTCAGATTATTGCTGATCCTGCTGGAGCCACTTTTCGTATTATTGGGAGTCGTCAAGGATGAGTTTTGAAGGTGGTCTGAGTCGTTTTAATCGCACTATAGAAAGGCGTGTTGAGCGAAAGACCCGCGCAACTGCCTTGCAGGTGTTTTCTGGTTTAATCCTAAGAACGCCAGTAGATACCGGACGGGCTAGAGCGAACTGGAATACCAGTGCGGGAGCGATAGATTACTCTATTGATGAAGATGCAACCAAGCCACAAAGCCCTACACTTCGCAAAGGTGATGGCAGCAAGCCTATATACATCACCAACAACTTACCCTATATTGGGGAGCTTGAGAATGGCAGCAGTACACAAGCTCCAAAGGGCATGGTTGCTGTAACATTAAGCGAACTTAAGGGGGGTATGCGATGAGTTTTGCGGCAGAGCGTCAAAGCATTGAAGAACGATTATTTGATAATTGGGCGACAACACCAATCGCGTTTGATAATGTAGACTTTGACCCGCCAAACGCCAGCCCTTGGATAAAGCTAAATATACTCAATGGCAGCGGCGCATTTACTACAATGAATAATGGTAAACGCTATACAGGTGTTATAATTATTCAAGTATTTGGACCTAAGAATGAAGGTACTGCTACAATGAGGACATACGCTGATACATTAGGCGCATTGTTTACTGGTATTAAGTTTGATGACGTGGATTGTGATGTTGCCAGTCTATCCACAATAGGTACAAATAAAAACTGGCATCAAGTGAATGTAACCATTCCATATTTTAGAAACGAGTAGGAGCATTAAAAATGGCACAGATTAAAGGGCGTGACGGTTCAATTACTATTGATGCAGGGGCAGTGGGTGAGTTGCGGACCATCAATATTGATATGCAGCAAGCCACAGTACAAACTAAGTTCCCGACCATGAATACTCCGGCCCCCGCGCTAGAGTTTGTGGCAGGTGAATCCTCATGGAC